TGCACATCTCCAAGACATTATAGTGCTTACAAGCATCATTAATCTTGGTAATATTTTCCATTTTAAAAAAGTTTCTACATTCATTGCATCAATAACTCATTTAATCCAAAACCCTCCAATAAAATTAGGGTAAAAAACAATAATAAAATACCACCCGCTATTAGTTTACCAGAAAAATTTGTAGAACCAATCTTTATTGCAACAAATTCATTACTTAATATTCTTAAAGATAATTCAAAACTATTTTCATCTATTTTGACATTTACTGGTTTTTCATACATTTTTTTTGTATCTAATTTTTTTTCCATCAATACACCTTTACTTTGTCTGGGTTAACACTTGGAACTAATTTACAAATACATTTATATTTTTGTTTTCCCATATCAGTATCAAATTCTTGACCACTTAAATTTTCAGAATAAAATGTACAATCTTTTACTGATTTAAAATAAATAGCACCATTTAAAGCACCATTCATATAACAAGCTAACATAAATGCAGTAATCAATCTTTTATGCTCCGTAAACTTTCCATAACTTTATCAATATCTGGTTCTGTTCCATTTGGGTCATATACACATTTATATTTTTTTGGACACCAAGTTTCAATCATCATTGTAAAAGTCTTATTACCACCTTCATAAATACACGCTTTTTTATTTGTATATTTTGAAGTAATTCTTTTTTTTAGTCTACAAGTTGTATATTTTTTTGGGTCTGGATTTCTCCATTCATTTTGTTGTCTTGAATAATCTCTAGGTTTGTATTCATAAACTAGTTCTGTAGCAAACGCTTTCAAAGCAAAAACTAAAAGTAAAATGGTTACACCTACACCAAGCAAAATAATAGCAACCCATTTAAGTGCTTCCCAAATTTCTTCTCTTTGTTTCTTAGCTTCTAATTTAGCTTGTTTTTGTGCTTCTTTTGCTTGTTTTATTTTCTCGGCTCTTTCAGAAAGTATTTGATTCCATGTTCCATGTCCAAAGCGATTGTCAATCAAAAGTTTCAATTCATATCGCTGTTCTTCTAAAAGTTTTCTATCTATAAAATCAGATGCTGTTGATTCAATGCCAAACTGCTGAGCAATCCCCATGCCCTTGCCTTGCTTCTTATTCATTTGTTCTTCGCCTTCAAAG